CCTTTCGCATACTACACAGCAGCAGTAACAAATAGCTTTACACGAGTTATTAATATCGAGAAACGTAATCAAAACATCCGAGATGATATTTTAGAAATGAATAACTTTAATCCAAGTTATACTAGACAAAGTAACCATGAATGGCAGTTAGCTACCGATCGTAATAACAGCGGTAGCGGAAGTTCTGATTGACCTTAAAACACGTTCCTGCTATTATAAACATGAGGATAACTTATGGGATTTTTTAAAAAAGCTGCTGTTTTTACCGACCTTCATCTTGGATTGAAATCTAATTCTAAATCACACAGCGACGACTGTGTAGAATTTGTTGATTGGTTTATCAAAACAGCCAAGGAGAATGGATGTGAAACTGCTATCTTCTGTGGTGACTGGAATCATAACCGTAGTAATATTAATATTACTACACTGAACACCGGCATCGAACTATTAGAAAAACTAGGTGCTGCTTTTCAGCAGGTAGTATTCTTTCCCGGCAATCATGATCTCTATTACAAAGATCGTAGAGATATGAGTTCAGTAGCATATGGGAAGCATATTCCTGGTATAACTATGCTAACTGAACCTATCGTTATAGACGAGGTTGCATTTGTTCCTTGGTTAGTTGGTGAGGAGTGGAAGAAACTTAAAAAGATGAAGAGCCGATACATGTTCGGTCATTTTGAACTTCCGCTATTCATGATGAACGCTATGGTGCAGATGCCGGATCATGGTGAAATACAAGCAGATGATCTCGGAAACAACGAATACGTATTCACAGGACACTTCCATAAAAGACAAGCTAGAGGAAACATACATTACATTGGAAATGCGTTTCCTCATAACTTCGCAGATACAAGCGACGACGATCGCGGTATGATGATATTAGAATGGAATGGTACTCCACAGTACATAAATTGGCCAAACATACCACGATATCGTATCTTCAAACTAGATCAACTACTAGACAATATGGAAGCTAAAATCAAACCAAAGATGCATATACGTGTTAACATGAATATCGATCTTTCACACAACGAAGCAAAGTATATCAAGGAACTCGCTATCGAACAATATGGTGCAAGAGAGTGTAGTATGCTAGTTGAACGTAAAGATCTCGAAGTAACAAGCAGTGTTGAGATAACACAGTTTGAAACAGTTGATCAGATTGTCACTAATCAATTAATCAACATCGAAAGCGATAACTTTGATCCAAATGTACTTTTAGGAATTTATAGTAACCTATGATTAAAATTAAGAATTTAACAGTCATGAATTTTATGAGCGTGGGCAACGTTACCCAAGCTGTTGACTTTGAACAAGATCAACTAACCCTTGTGCTAGGTGAAAATTTAGATCAGGGTGGAGACGACAGTGGCTCAAGAAACGGCACAGGTAAGACTACTATCATCAATGCTCTCAGTTATGCGCTATACGGACAAGCACTAACTAACATCCGTCGTGAGAACTTGATCAACAAGATCAATAGCAAAAACATGTTGGTTACTGTTAATTTTGAAAAGAACGGGATTGACTATCGAATTGAACGCGGTCGTAAACCCAATGTTTTAAAATTTTATGTTAATGAGCGTGAACAAGAAGCTGCTGACTTAGATGAAAGCCAGGGTGATAGTCGTAAGACACAGGAGGCTATCTCTGAACTGCTGGGAATGAGTCACACTATGTTTAAGCACATTGTAGCACTTAATACCTACACTGAACCTTTCTTGAGTTTGAAAGCTTCTGATCAAAGAGAAGTTATCGAACAGCTACTTGGTATTACTCTATTAAGTGAAAAAGCAGAAGTTCTCAAGGAAGAAGTCAAAGGAACTAAAGATGCCATTACCCAAGAAAACGCAGTTATCGATGCAAACAAAGCCAGCAACGAGCGAATTAAACAAACGATTGATAGCCTTGTTCTTAAACAAAAAGTCTGGATCTCAAAAAAAGATGAAGAGCTCAAAGGAATCGAAACAGCTATCAAACATTTACACTCGCTCGATGTTGAGGGTGAACTCGAAGATCATGCCAATCTCAAAATTTGGACCACAAATTCCGATTTACTCCGAGCTTTTAACAAAGAAAAAGCTACCAGTGAAACACTTCTGGGACAAGCCCAAAAAGCCGTGGAGAGGTTAGAAAAAGAAAAGAAACGCACACTAGACCATACTTGTCATGCTTGCGGTCAAGAATTGCACGATACTAAACAAGAAGAGATGATCGCTAAAATCAATAGCGATCTCGATGGTGCACATGCTAACGAACTTAAAATCGCAGAAGACCTCGTTTCTACTATCTCTAAGATAGATGAGATAGGAGACATTGGTCCTAGACCATCTGTGTTCTATGATAAGATAGAAGATGCTTACGAACACAAAAATAATCTAGACAACCTCCATAACCAATATCTTTCTAAGAACGATGAGATCGACCCCTATCAAGAACAGATCGAAGAGCTTGCTCGTACAGCACTACAAGAAATTGATTTTTCACAGATCGATACATTGAATAAGCTAAAAGATCATCAGGACTTCCTATTGAAGCTGTTAACCAACAAAGATAGTTTCATACGCAAGAAAATTATCGATCAGAACTTAGCTTATCTAAACCAGCGATTAAGTCACTATCTCGAAGCTATTGGGCTTCCACATCAGGTATCTTTTCAAAACGATTTAACTGTAGAAATTACACAATTAGGACAAGATTTAGACTTCGATAACCTAAGTCGAGGTGAACGTAACCGACTGATACTTTCCATGAGTTGGGCATTTCGTGATATGTGGGAAAACCTATATCAGCCTATAAACCTGTTGTTTGTTGACGAATTAATCGATAGCGGTATGGATACTGCTGGTGTTGAGAATGCTCTAGCTATTCTCAAGAAGATGGGTAGAGAGCGTGGTAAAAATATCTATCTCATCTCACACAAAGATGAATTGATTGGTCGTGTGAATAATGTATTAAAAGTTGTTAAAGAGGACGGGTTTACTTCTTATGCCAATTCCACCGAAGTTTTTGAGTAAGAGTGGGTATATACTCAAAGGCGAAGATACACACGAACAACTGATGCTGGCTTTCCGAGAATACTTTCGTTGTAACGAAAAATGGGAAGGTGGTACTAGTGATGAAGCAGGTATGCTAGCTAGAAATGCGCTAGCTATCATCCGTATATTAGCCCGTGATAGACGCAAAGAGTTGCAGTCATTACGCAAAGAACGGATGAAAAAAGTACGTGCTGAAAGAAGTAAAGAAGAATGATTGGACATACCAAGGTACTATCGTAGAATCACTACCCGAAGATTGTGTTGGGTTTGTTTACTTAATAACAAATACTATTTCAGGCAAGAAGTACATAGGCAAGAAATTAGCAAAGTTTGCAAAGACAACTTACAAAGTAGTAAAACTCAAGAACGGTACTAAAAAGAAGAAGAAAATCCGTAGCAAAGTTGATTCAGATTGGAGAGACTATTACGGATCGAACGATAAACTAAACGAAGATGTAACTTCAATAGGCAAAGAAAAATTTACAAGAGAAATACTTTTTTATTGTAATTCAAAGGCACAGTGTTCGTACATAGAGGCAAGAGAACAGTTTAATCATCGAGTATTAGAGTCAAACGATTACTATAACGGACAGATATCTGTTCGTGTTCACGGTTCACACATACTAGGCAAAAAATAGGAAAATGATATGGCAAAACTTGATTGGGAAAAATTAAGTCGTCAAAGTAAAATACAAAGTGCTAATGAACGTTATTCACCTAGCAATTCTATTAATGAATATGCTAGAAAAGAAGGCGTTTGGATGCAAAAAGGCAAATATTTTGAAAAACCTATCAGTTCACTTCCATTCAATTACTTAGATTGGGTTATTGAAAATCCTAAAATAAGAACTCATTTTAAAAAACAGGCACAAGATGAACTTAGGCGCAGATATCAAGAGTTATCTAACACTTAAGGCTAGCAGGCCGGAAATCTTTTACTGCTGTGGAAAAACCGGTTAACACCCGGACACGTAACATATTGTTCGACTCATCATTAAAATTGGAGTATCGGATGATATAGGATGTTTGTTAGCATTCAAAAAAACATTATGCTCCTAAACACCCAGGAGACAAGGAACGAGTCCTGGGCATCTTTATTGATGAGTCGTGGTAGGTTGGAAAAGCACAGAGTCCATGGAGCGATGAAAATACCTACTTCCAAGTCTTGGCTGTTGTGACTCACATGAAGTTCACCAAGATTAACGGGACCTTAGAAGAGGTTCCGTCTGACTGAAGTGGTCTACATGAAATTTAAAATAATTAATTTAACTAATTAAAAAAAATAGTAATTGCTTGAGTTTACGAAAGCAATTACTGATGAGCTTTAGCTCATCACTTAATACAAAAATTATAAATAGATAATCAAAAGAGAGAACTGATATGAAAATGCATGAGATGCTATCTGAATCAAAAGTTAATGAAGCACCAATGGGTATGATACAGCGTGGTGTACATGGATTAAAGAGTATGGTTCCTGGAAGTATTGGACAGAAAGCTACTGGTTCTCTCGAAACTGGTAAAGCAGCTAACCAGCTTTACAAAGAATATAATACCTATTTAGGTAGGACTGGACAGCAGATGAGCCAACAATCACTTGTTGCATTTTTAAAGTCCGCTGGTATTCCTTCAAAAATCATCAATAGTGCTGCTGGAGTTGCTCCAGTAAAGCGAGCAAGAAAACCTGCACCAACTCCTGCACCTGCACCTGCACCAACTCCTGCATCTGCACCTGCACCAACTCCGGAAGCAGCACCACCTCCTGCACCTGCAGCAGCATTTGGAAAAAAACAAGTTAATGCTATTCTAATGAAAGTTTCACAAGCACTCGGCGGTGCTGCACCTCAAGCACAACCAGCTGCACCAACTCCTGCTCCAGCTGCCGCAGCTACTCCTGCTGCGCCTGCACCAACTCCTACTCCTGCTCCAGCTCCGGCTGCTAGTCCAAGTTCTGCATCAAGAGTCGGAAGTGCTGTTGCTAGAGGTGCTAAAGCTGTAGGTAGTGCAGCAGTTAAAGGTGCTAAAGCTGTAGGCGGTGCTGTAGCTGGTGCTGCTAGTGGTACTGCACCTGCTCCTGCTCCTGCTGTACCTAAAGTTGGTGCTAAACAAGCTAAAGCACAGATTGACCAAGCCGTAAATAACATACAGGGTATTCGTACTAGAGATAGAGCAAATGTTGTAAACTATGCTAAACAGAAAGTAAATGCTCTAACTGAATCAGCGATGCTAAACGATATAAAGAAACTAGCTGGACTAAAGTAACTTAGAAGAACGGCATTCCGGTTTTCTTAGTAGTTTCTAAGTTATCTTCAATTATCTTTCCTATCAACATTCTTTCTTCGTATGCTAACGAGAAAGCTTCATCGAGCGATAATCCACCTCGCATAAACCAACATAGTTTTATAAGTTCGGCTTTAAATTCTTTCGACTCTCCATCTAGCCGATCTACTTCTTTTAGGATCTCAGGAAGATCCATCGATAAGAGTCTTATGCGAAAAAATTTGCTTGATCAAACGTAATTGGAACTTCAAACTCTTCCGGAGCACCTTTTTCTCTATCTTCTTCACTAGTGATAACTTTCAAAGGTCTGACTGTACTGTTATCTCTCATTACCTGTAGATGATCCATGATCTTTCTGAAAGTATCTTTTTCTGAGTTTTCAAAGAAGTCAGATATAAATCTTAAATCTGTAACTTTTCCATCTGGTGTATCGATAGCAACTATACTGTTAACTACAAGACCTAATGTGATGTCTGTTAATTTTTTAAAGCTGTTAGTAAATGCCTGTAGCTTATCTTGATCTGCGATAGTGTCGTCGTTTATGATCTTGAATATACGCTGTTCTTCAAAGGTACGTATCGAACTCTGTGTAAATTCTTTGTAAGTGCTTGGGCGTAGCTCTACTGTAATTTCTGGATTAATTTCTACATATGGAAGATATTCAAAATCAGCTAAACGATCTAACATAGTTCTTAGATCAGCTTCAAATTCTCTTTCTTCGGTGGTACCTGGAATCATAGTACTGATCCCCATCTTTTCACCATATGTTGCTAAACGTATTGCTATCAAAATAGCATCGCTGTCGATACTGGGCATTTTCCATGGATCTTTGATGTTAGGAACGCAGCTCTTGATAACTTCAACAACTGATTCGCCGTTAAGTAGCGCATCCGGAGTTTTAAACATAAGTTCATCTTTTGCAGTCATCGCATAAACTGGTAATTCAC